GTTAAGGCCGACACCTTATAAGTGTCTGAACGGAGTTCAATTCTCCGCAGAACCACCTTGCTGGTTTACCCATCTGGTGATAGGAGCGTCCTCATAAGACGACACAGGCGTGTTCGATCCACGCAACCAGCACTTGACCATTAACACTCTTTGAGTTATAATGGTCTCACAACTGAATATTTTTATGGGAGCGTGGCGGAACAGGTAGACGCACCGGACTTATGTAAAATTGAGCCTCATTTGGGAAACCTTATGAGTGTCCCTCCTCAAATTCGGGGAAACCTTTAAAATGGCAATCCCGAGCCAAGCAAGAGAAATCTTGAAGGTGTAGAGACTAGACGGGGAGCACCTAAACCGAAAGGTATGGTGAAGGTATAGTCCAGACCACAAACTCTATGAGGCGGCGAAAGTCGTAGTGGTAAGAAAATCCGTTGGGAGTTAATCCCGTGAGAGTTCGATTCTCTCCGTTCCTATTAAAAGTAAACATATTATAAATAATAATAGTTATGTTTACTTAAATGTTGAGAAATGGATATAAGTCAACAAATGAAGAGTTTGTTGATGCGATTAAAACTTCACAATCAATAAGAGAAGTTTTATTGAAGTTAAATTTAAAAGCAGCAGGTGGAAATTACAAATGTTTTCACGATAGAGTAAAAGAACTTAATATATCAATAGATCATTTTACTGATCCAAAAGCGTGGAATAAAGGAAAAGCATTTGGACCAAGAAGAGATATTCAAGAATATTTGAAGTTAGATTGTGAATTTATAATCACATCAAACAGTTTAAGAAAAAGATTAATCGCAGAAGGTCTCAAACAACATAAGTGTGAGTGTTGTGGTATAACTGAATGGAACGGACAACCAGCACCGATTGAACTTGATCACATAAACGGCAACCATAACGATAATCGTTTAGAAAACCTTCGTATCCTGTGCCCCAACTGTCACGCACAAACTGATACTTATAGGGGTAAGAACAAAAAATAAATATAAGATACGGGAGCAAGCCCTATGTCTTATAAAATTACTCAAGCATACTGTTGGTATAATAATGGCAGTATGATTGTGAAGATGTATTTTATCAGTGGAATTCCATTCACTTTTGATGAATTACCAGATGGTCATTTGTATGATGTGGATCTTTGTAGAGAAGCAGATAAGCAACGCACATTTGAGCCAGACGATTTATATAGAAACTCTTTTTATTTGATAGACGAAGAGGCACACCCAATGCTTTTTCCTGTAGAATTAGAAAATCCAGAGGACCTTCCAGAGGATTTTGAGTTTGAATATGGGGAAGATTTGTCTTCATAAATAAAAGATAGCAATATCTTAGAAGTCATAATCCGATGCCTCTGAATAAGTTAGACAATTTTATTAAAAATACTGAAGGTCGTATTTTATATGTAAGTCCGTCAGATTTAGATGCCACAGATAGTATTGATAATACTGGTAATTCACTTGCTAGACCTTTTAAAACTATTCAGAGAGCATTAATAGAATCCGCAAGATTTTCTTATGTAAAAGGGAGTTCTAATGATTTAATTGAGAAGACTACAATTCTTCTGATGCCTGGTGAACATATTTTAGATAATAGACCAGGATTTAAAATTAAACAATCTGCCGGAAATGCTAGAGTTGTGTCTCCTTCAGGTGCAGAAACTGATGCAGCAACAACATTAGCACTTGATTTAAATACAAATTTTGATTTAACACAAGAAGATAATATACTCTATAAGTTTAATAGTGTTAATGGTGGTGTTATTGTACCAAGAGGTGTTTCTATTGTTGGATTAGATCTAAGAAAAACTAAGGTTAGACCTCTTTACGTACCCAATCCTACCGATAGTGAAGTAGATAATTCTGCAATTTTTAGAATTACTGGAACTTGTTATTTCTGGCAATTTTCATTATTTGATGGTGATGAAACGGGAACAGTTTATACAGATCCAATAGACTTCTCTACCAATAACAAATCTAAACCAATCTTTTCACACCATAAACTTACTTGTTTTGAATATGCAGATGGTGTAAACATTGTCCCTGGATATAATCTAACTGATTTGGACATGTATTATGCAAAACTTTCTAATGCTTATGGTACGGCATCTGGAAGTCCAAATAGAAATATTGATAGTAAGTATCCTTCAGAACCAGATGGATTTGCCAAGCAAAGACCAGAATGGGAAATTGTTGGTGCATTTGCATCTGATCCAATTTCAATTCAATCAATTGAAGCAGGAGAAGGTGGCACTCCAAATAATCAAGTTACAGTAACAACAACCATAAATCATAATCTAAGTGCTGGAACACCAATTAAAATTAGAGGAGTTATTCCAGAAGATTATAATATTTCAACAAAAGTTCAAAGTATTGATCCAGAAAATCCAAAAATATTTACATATTTACTTCCAACATTTAGAAAAAATTTACCAACACCAGGAAATGCTGCTGGTGCAACAGTAACTATTGAAACGGATACTGTATCTGGTGCTTCACCATACATTTTTAATATTTCGTTACGTTCTGTTTATGGTATGAATGGAATGCACGCAGATGGTGCTAAGGCATCTGGATTCCGTTCGATGGTTGTTGCACAGTTTACTGGCGTATCACTTCAAAAAGACGATAGAGCATTTGTAAAATATAACAAGTCATCTAGAAGTTATAATGGTATTCCAATTAGTAAGGTAAGTGGTGCAGATCTTTCAAATGGTTCTTCCGCAACCAATCCTGCACAAATTTATCACCTAGATGATCAGGCAATTTATCGTAAAGGATGGGAACAAACACATATTAAAATCACCAATGATTCAATCATACAGATTGTTTCCGTTTTTGCAATCGGTTATAATAAACACTTTGCTTGTGAAAGTGGTGGAGATGCTTCAATTACAAACTCCAACTCCAACTTCGGACAATTATCTCTGATTGCCGATGGATTTAGAAGAGCATCATTTGACAAAGATAATAAAGCATTCATTACAAATGTAATTCCACCAAGAGCAAATATAGAATCCGAAGAAGATATTGATTGGTTAACCATTGATGTTGGAGTTACAACATCAATAGGTGTTTCGACTCATTTATATCTTCGTGGATTTACTTCGGAAGATGATGTTCCACCAATTTTAACACAGGGATATAGAGTTGGTGCAAAAGTAAATGATAAGTTATATGTAAACGTTGGATCTGGAACAAGTCAAGCAACTATATTGATGGAAAATGGAATTAATAATTCCTATAGAGAATTCAATGTTACTTCCGTAGCAAATAGTAAATTAACAATTGGAACTGGTCACGGTTTTAAGACTGGTGAAAAAGTAATTCTCATCAGTGATAGTGCGGATTATCCAGAAAATATTACTCCACATGTCGTTTATTATGCCATCACTTTCAGTGTGGCACCAGACACTAATAAAATTCAATTGGCATCAACAAAAACTGATGCTGATAATGGAAACTTTATTACACTATATGGTGGAACAAAACTTAGAGTTATAAGTAGAGTTACCGATAAATCTTCAGGTGAAGCAGGACATCCTGTTCAATTTGATAGTTCACAAAGTCGTTGGTATATTACGGTAAATTCTGGAAACCAAATTTATAATGCATTATCGACCCTTGGTGTAAGTGGAATTGGGCAGGAAACAAATCCAACATTTATTAAAAGAATTCCAGATGATAGAAGTCTTGATGAAAAAATTTATAAGTTTAGGGTAGTTATTCCAAAAGAACTTGAAAACGGAAAGACTCCAGAGTCTGGATTTGTTATTCAAGAAACAAGTACAACTGGAGTTCGAGATACCTCTGATTTTACAAAATCATCAATCACAATTAATGATTATGAATTCAATAAAAATCCAAGATTTATTGCCACTTGTTCACATACCTCTTCCACATCGACAGTAAGAGTAGAACTTCCACATAATCTATCTGTTGGTGAGCAAATTATTATTCGTAATGTAACAGATACGGTAAATACTTCTGGAACATTTAATTCTGGATATAATGGAACATTTACAGTTGCAAGTGTTCCTAATAACATGGAGTTTACATATACAAATATAAACTCTCCTGCTCCAGGTTCATTTACGAATGATACTAGCACTAGAAATCAAAGTCTACCACGTTATGAAAGAAGTGATTTAAAGAGTAATTTTTATGTTTATAGGAATGAAATTATTAATGAATATATCGATGGACAACAAGATGGTGTTTACCACATCTACGCACTGAAGGCTGATGCAGCAATTCAGCAAGAATTTACAAACTTAAAATATAGTCAAAACGTAACTGATCTATATCCACAACTAGATCGTGATAATATAAATGATTCCCCAGGATCAACTAAAACAAGAGCATTATCATCACCAATTGGAGATGTTCATACAAGTGATCTGAAAAATAGCATTACCAAAGAATCTGCTGATGATTTAATCAAAAAACTGAATGAAAATCTTACAGTATCTTCAGTATCACCACTGAGTGCTGGAATAACAACAGTAACATTTACCAGAAATCATAATTTTAACGGTGCCATAACTGGCACTCTTTCTCCAGGAACTGGAACTCGTACAAATGGCACTTATTATAATGTAAAACTTTATAATAATGCATCATTTAGTTCTTGGAGTGGAGCAACAGCAAAAGTAATAGTAACATCAAATACCATCTCATCATTTGAAATTCAATCTCATGGATCTGGATATTCGAATGGTAATGAATTGTATTTCGATACTGCAGAAATTGGTGGAAATCAAGATGCAAAAATTACTCTTGCAACGGCAGGAATTACCACGGCAATTGGGGATGTAGTTCAGTTTACTGGAATTTCTACAATTGGAGATTCTTATTATAGAATTGTCAGTGTTCCAAATGCTACTAATATTTCAGTAGCAAGAACATCTGGTGATCCAATTATTGCAGCAAATCAAATTGCAGTACATGTTGGACCTTCTGTTCACATAAATTCAACAACCTTTAATTCAACTGTAGGAATCACAACATTCTCATGTTCTAATCCACATGAACTAGTTTCTGGTAATAAGTTTAGAATTATTGACACAAATAATAATAATCTTGGTGATTTTATTGTTAAGTCGAGAGTTGGTGTAAACACTTTCAGTGCAGAAACTAACAGTTTATTGTCAAATGCAAAATATATTCTTAGACATTATTTCTCATCAAACGATGGAACTTCAGATAGAAGTGATGAAAATCTTGCCAAGAGAGCACAAAGTTTCTATGGAAAAGAAGTCTTATTAATTAGTAATGGTGGTTCTTCAATTGGAATCAATACCACATTAATTCCAGTTTCACATCCTTCTTCTGGTATTGGTATTACGCAAAGATTCCCATTAGGATCTTATATTCAAGTTGATAATGAAATCATGAGGGTATCTTCATCTTCATTGACTGGTATTAACAAATTGAGTGTGATTCGTGGTGTTTTATCATCACAATCTACATCGCATGATGATGGTTCATTAATTCGTAAAATTAATCCAATCCCAGTAGAATTCCGTAGACCATCAATTATTCGTGCATCTGGTCATACATTTGAATATCTTGGATATGGTCCAGGAAATTACTCAACTGGTTTACCGCAAGTTCAAGTCAAATCATTAACTGAAAAAGAAGAGTTCCTATCACAATCTCAAGAAAGATCTGCTGGTATTGTTGTTTATACTGGTATGAATAACAGAGGTGACTTCTATATTGGTAATACTAAGAAATCATCTGCAACTGGAGAAGAAACTTCTTTCGATACTCCAATTCCTACCGTTACTGGACAAGATCCTTCTAGATTGAGTTCAATCTTTGACGAGATTACAGTAAAAGAAAGAATTGTTGTTGAAGGTGGAGATTCTGGAGAGATTCTTTCGCAGTTTGATGGTCCAGTAACATTTAATAAAACTATTAGAATTAAAAATGATTCAAGTATTTCTGGCAAACTGAGAATATTAGATATCACACAGTCCACCAGCACAAATTCTGGTTCCTTGATTGTAAGTGGTGGTGTTGGAATTGCTAAAGATCTGTTTATTGGAGGAGATCTTTCAATAACTGGTGATATTAATTTTGGATCAGGTTCTCTTGGTGGAGGATTTATATCTGGATCTTCTGCTAATTTTGGAAATATTCAAATTGCCGTAACTGATGATAATACAATTGATACAACTACTGGCAATCTGAAACTAGATTGTGCTTCGGGTTCCGTTGCTATTCAAACTAATACCACAATTACTGGTATTTTGAGTGTAACTGATGACATCACTGCATTCTGGACATCTGATGAAAGACTGAAGGATAATATTACTCCAATTGACGATCCTCTTTCCAAGATTCTTTCGATTAGTGGAAACACATTTGATTGGAACGAGAAGTCCAATAAATCAGGTCACGATGTAGGTTTAATTGCTCAAGAGGTTCAGCAGGTCCTCCCAGAAGCAGTTGTGGAGAGAGATAATGGATACTTGGCAATTGATTACCACAAGGTCATTCCTCTCCTTGTAGAGGCAATAAAGGACCTTTCTGATAAGGTAGAATCACTCGAACAAAAACTACAAGATAAATAACTAAAAACCATAGAAGATGGCAAATTATAGAAAGTCTTTTAATTTTCGTAATGGTGTTCAGGTTGACAATGATAACTTTATCGTAAATGCAAATGGTTTGGTTGGAATTGGAACTTCGATTCCAACCGAATCTCTTGATGTTATTGGAAATGCAAAAATTACTGGATTAACAACAGCATCGGAATTAAGTGTTGGTAGCACTGCCACCTTTTTTGGTGGTGTAGAAGTTGGATCATCAATTTCTTTTGATCCATCTAGTGGAGATATAACAGCATCAAGATTTGTTGGTGATGCGTCCGGTCTAACTAATATTTTTGCCATCTCAACGACTGGATGGGTATCGCAAGGAGTTGGATTACACACATTCCGTTCAGTGGGTATTGGAACAACAAATCCATTATATTCACTTCAAGTTGGTGGAAATCCAGTTTCTTCTAAAGGAGTTTCGATAAATTCTAATGGAAATGTTCTTGCCAGTGGAATAGTTACTGCAGCAACATTTTCTGGAAATGTAACTGGAAACGTTACTGGAAATGTAACTGGAAATTCAAGCAGTGCCACTACACTACAAAATTCTAGAAATTTTTCAATAACAGGAGATCTAGAAGCAAGTGCAGTTTCTTTTAATGGAACTGCCAATGTTTCTTTAGATTCTACACTTTCTTCATCATTTAGTGCTAATACTTCTGGCATTATCACGGCAAGCTCTTTTAGTGGGAACTTAAATTCTTCCAATTCAACAATCACTAATGGGACTATTACTAACGCAACCATTACTAATGCTGACGTTGGAATAGGAACTTTTGATTCAATAAGAATTAATAATGCCACAGATTCTACATTAACAATTACAAGTAACCAGTCATCGATATTAAGTATCGGGGCATCAGTTGGTGCAGGAAATAGTAGTGTCGGTTTAAAATATGATGCTTCCACTGGCGACTTTAATATTTCTAATTACGATCTCGGAGATATTTCTTTAAATCTACACGAAGGAACTGGTGCAGGAAGCACGGGTGGATTTAAAGTTAAGTATGATAATTCTAATATTATAAATGCTACCTATGATGGAAGAGTTTCAATTAATAAGAATACTCCAGACTCTGGATATAATTTAGATGTTAATGGAAATATAAAAGTAAGTGACGATGGAGTAATTCTTGGAATTCTCACTGTAGGCACTGGCATTAACCAAATAACAATTGGAGATGGAAGTTACTTCCCCATTGACCCTACATCTAACTTTAGTGTCAATAGTGGAGTAAGCACATTTAACAACTTAGAAATTATAGATTCTATTAAACCAACTGACATAGGAACTCCCTTAGGTATTGGATTAACTCCTGGTGGAGGAAATACGGTCGGAGTTGGATCTGATCTTGTAATTGTTTCTGCAGATGTGCAAGTTGGATCTGGATATACTGTCTTTGTAGGAGATCTTTCGGTTAATAATTACGTTAATATCAAAACGGTTACAGGAGTAGGTGGATCTATAAGTGCTGATATTGATAATACCATTAATGAAACCAAACTTGGTATTACAACAGTAACTGGAATACTTGACGTAGAGTACAATAGTCAATCAGACATTTTAGTTGATGTTGGTAAAATATTAATCAACTCAAATAGTGGAGCATTTGTTGGTATTGGTACTACTACAAATATTAATAATCCACTATACAATGTTGTAATTCAGGATGACACCATTGTTGATGGCGAATTTTCTTGCACTCAAAAAATTGGTTTTACTACTGACGGAATATTTAAGGAAGATCCAAGAGGAGATGTTGATTTCTTTGCTCCATCATTTGAGTATGGAGACTTACAAATAGATACTACAAGTGCATCGATGATTATTGATGGCAACTTGTGTATTGTTCCAGGTCCAGGAATTGCCACCGTAGGATTTGGTAGTACAAATGGTGGTCTCGTTCCAAATCTAAGAGTTATTGATGATAAGAGGCTTACATATGTTGGCGTAAATACATTCTTCCCAAGATCTATATTTGATGTTGGAACTGCTTCTACAACAACTAATAGTTACTTCCTACCACCTTCACTTTCACAGTCTGAATTAAATATTGTCAGTAATCTGTGGAGAACTCCAACAGGATTTGGAACTTTAACTGCAAGAAGAGTTACTCCTGATGGTGTACCTGGAGGAGCTCTTGTA